TAACTCTGGAGGAAGTGCGGGCAGTGCAACAATTAGTGGTACAGCGATAACTTCAGGAAATTTTAGAGACACAGATGGTTCATCTAAAGCTGTAACTACAAATACATCTGGCCCTGACGGTACATTTAATTCATCAGGTAATGGAGCAGTTGGTCAAAACAATGGAAACTGTGGAGGAGACAACTGTAGAATAGGAGGTTCTACAGGTGGAGCTTCGTATGATGGTAATATTTCTGGTGGAGCAGGAGGTTCATCTTCAGGTGCAGGTACAAATGGAACTGCAGGTACTCGAGGATCTGGAGGTGGAGGAGGAGCTGCACAAGTTAATTCAGGGTCTACAAATGGTGCTGCAGGTGGAAACGGCGAAATAAGATATAGATTCTTAAAAGTACAATAGTGTTTTTAAAACCAAGAAAAATTGTATTTTATTCAATATTAAAACCTATTAAAATAAAAGATATAAATCCAACACAATCTAACAATAATCAAGGATTAATAGATCAATTAGAAGTAGATATTAAGTTAAATGGACTATTGTGTCCATTAGTTGTGAATAATAATGTGTTAATTGACGGGCATCATAGATATGAAGCTATAAAAGATTTTTGTACAGAAACACTTGTTTATATGGTAAAAGATAAGGATATGGAAAAATTATTATCCAAACTAAATAGTTATATTTGGTTTGATTATCTAGGTAAACTTGATGGCTAACATATCAAAATGGTTTGGTTATCCAATTTACATTACTAAATTAGAAAACTTTGAAAAAATAAATAAAAAAATTGTACCTATAATACTTAGAGATATTGTTCCAACCAATTCTCAATACTCAAGAACGACAGATGTAAAACCAAAAGAATTACAATCTATTGACGATAACTTACACAAAGATAAAAGATTTGATGAATTATATAAAGAATTATCTAAAGTTATACAAGGTTGTTTGTCTGCACAAAAATACAATTTAGATTTATTTGAAATTTATATAACAAAGTCTTGGGCTACATTATCTGTTAAAGAACAACATATTGGTTACCATAGACATATGAGTAGTCATTTTAGTTTTGTTTATTATCCACAAGCTAATGAACAAGGTAATTTATTTTTACTTGATGATGACGCACATAAAGTTGGATTAAATATACCCAAAAGAGATCCTTACTACACAGAATGGAATCCTAATAATTATGGTAAAACTGAATATCCTGCAGAGACAGGTAATGTAATTATATTTCCTTCTATGATATTTCATGAAACTGGAAAGAATACAAAAGATAAACCTCGAATATCTATATCAGGAGATATAATGATTACTATGAAAGAAGGTATTAAATCTGAACATAATATACCTTCTCCTGCGACTTGGAAGAAGCTCTAAAATGATGTAAAATAACATTATGCCATTAGCTAATGTAAAAATAGTACCAGGAATTAATAAAGCAGATACCCCATCAGGAGCAGAAGGACAGTGGATTGATGGAGATTTTGTTAGGTTTAGATATGGTCAACCAGAAAAAATAGGTGGCTATACAGCTATTGGACAAGAAACTATTTCAGGGCCGACACGAGCTCAACACACTTGGACAGATTTAGAAGGCAATAGATACGCTGCACTTGGTACTTCTAAAGCTTTGTATATTTATTATGAAGATAAATTCTATGATATCACACCTTTAGCAACTGCTATAACAGGCGCAACTTTTACATCAACAAATGGATCTAACACAGTTACAGTAAATAAAACAAGTCATGCTTTAGATGTTGGAGAATATGTAACATTTACTTCGGTTACTTTACCAGGTGGTGGAGCAACAGGTTTTACTGTGGCTAATTTTCAAGATTTTACTTATGAAGTTTTAACTGCACCAAACGCAAACAGTTTTACAATTCAAATGAAAACAAACGAGTCTGGTACAGGTATGACTGCAGCTGGATCTGCAAGTATAAATCCTTATGAAGAAATAGGACCAACAATACAAACATATGGTTATGGTTGGGGTACAGGTACATGGAGTAGAGGTACTTGGGGTTCTGGAACAACAAGTTCTACAGTAATACTTGATCCTGGAACATGGTCGTTAGATAACTTTGGACAACAATTAATAGCAACAGTAAAAGATGGTAAAACATTTGTGTGGAATCCTGGTTTATCAAATCCTTTAGAACAAAGAGCAGTAGTTATGACAGGAGCTCCAACGGCATCAAGATTAACAATAACATCAGACAGAGACAGACATGTAGTTCATTTTGGAACTGAAACAACAATAGGAGATACTACCACACAAGATCCTATGTTTATTAGATTTAGTGATCAAGAAAATTTTAGCGTTTATCAACCAACTTCAGTAAATACTGCAGGAACATTTAGACTTGATACAGGTAATAAAATCGTTGCAGCTGTATCTGGTAAAGACTATAATTTAATTTTAACGGATCAAGCAGCATACACAATGCAGTTTGTAGGTCCACCATTTACTTTTTCTATAAGACAAGTTGGATCAAACTGTGGATGTATTGGACAACACGCTACTGTATATGCAGATGGTAAAGTATTTTGGATGGGCTCAGGTGGAGGTTTCTTTGTATTTGATGGTACAGTTAAATTACTTCCGTCACTTGTAGAAGATTTTGTATTCACGACCACCGGAACAAATGTAGGAATAAACTATTCTTCAAATGAAATTATATATGGATCACACAATTCTTTGTTTAATGAAATTGTATGGTTCTATCCATCAGGTACTCCTTTAGGTAATCCAGCAGTTCAAAACAATAGAGCTGTAGTTTATAACTATGTAGAAAATAGTTGGTCTACTATGTCATTAGCTAGAAGTTCATATGCAGACGCTAGTACTTATGATGTGCCTTATGCAACTGAATATTCTGCTAGTGGCACTCCAACAATTTCTAATTTAAGTGGTGCAACAAATACTTTTGGAGCGTCTACTTATTACGCTCATGAAGTAGGTAATAATCAAATATCACTAAACGGAACAGAAACTGCAATCCCTGCATACATACAATCAGGAGATTTTGATTTACCTACAGAAGGAGATGGAGAATACATGTTAAGAGTAAGTAGATTTTTACCAGATTTTAAAAATCTACAAGGTAATGCAATTGTTACAATATTTTTAAAAGAATTTCCTGTTGATACAGGAGCTTCATCTCAATTAGGTCCGTTTACTATTACTTCTAGCACACAAAAAATAGACACAAGAGCTAGAGGAAGGCTTGCAAATATTAAAATACAAAATAATGCTGTTGACGAAACTTGGAGATTTGGTACATTTAGAGCAGATGTAAATCCAGACGGGAGAAGATAATGGCTAAAATTAACGTATATGTTCCTGAACCACCACAAGAATATAGCGAAGAAGGTTTTAGACAAATTAACCAAGCAATAGCAACAGTTGAAAATCAACTTAATACATCTTATCAACAGGACTTGAAAAATGAACAAGATGCGTTTAATTACTTTTTATCATGACAATACAATATAAAAATCAGGGATTCAAACAAGCAGATACAAATTTAAATACAGTTTTAACTTGCCCTACGGATGCAACTTTAATTGTAAAAAGTGTTTACTGTGCTAACAACGATGCTTCTTCAGCAATAGATGTAAATGCAAGTTTGGTTGATTCATCTAATTCAAACACTGAATATGAATTTTTTAGAGATAACATAGCTGCTAAAACACAAGTCAATGCATCACCTCAAGGTATTAATCTAGAAGCTGGAGATTCAATTAAAGTTCAAGCAGCAACTGGTAGTAATAAAATACAAGGTGTTATAAGTTATGCACAAATAGATCGTTCACAGGAAAATGGCTAAACAAAAATTTACACATTTTGTTCCTAGAGAAAAACCTAAGAAACGGCCTAGAAGACATTGTAAAAAATTAAATAAAAAAAAGAAGTTGCAACATAATAAAAAATATAATAGACAAGGACGTAAACAATGAGTGATATAGTTAAATTACCTGCGGAAGCAAAAGAAATTATTAAACATAAAAGAACACTGAAAGTATATGCTAATAAAGCTGAGTTTGATGCTGATGTTGCTGACCCCAATACTGATACTACTGTGGATGATTTTAGACAAGACCTTGAAATAAAGGTTACTAAAGTTACTATGGGGGCAGAAACCAAAGAATAATGCAACCCAGAGGAGCCACCGAGCTACAAATGGAAATGCTTCAAAAGCATGTTTCCAAAGAACTATTAGACCAAGTACAGATATGTACTTCCATACCAGGTAAAGTTCCAATAGATCCAAATAAATTAAATATTTTATGGCAAAAAAATTCTTGGGATCAACCTAACCTTCAAAATTTTTTTAAAGATAAGTCACGACACCATGAATACGATTGGTATGTTTTTAATAGTCATTGGAATTATGAAAAATTTAGATATGCTTTTGATATACCTACAGAAAAATCTGTGGTAATAAAAAATGGTATAGATAGTTTTCCTAAAAGAAAAATATATAAAAGAGGCAGTGCTATTAAATTAATACATCACTGCACGCCTTGGAGAGGTTTAAATGTTTTATTACGTGCTATGCAAGAAATAGAAAATCCTAATATAAAACTAGATGTCTATAGTTCATGTAAAGTTTATGGATCTGAATTTGAAAAAAATACAGAAAAAGATTTTGAATTATTATATGAACAAGCTAAACAATTACCTAATGTAAACTACATTGGATATAAATCTAATGAACATATTAGAGAAGTAATGCCTAGCTATGATATGTTTGTATATCCATCTATATTTGAAGAAACATCATGTGCATCAGCTTTAGAAGCTTTAGCTTCTGGTGTGCATGTTATTACTAACAATTTTGGAGCTTTGTATGAAACATGTGCAGAGTGGCCTGTGTACATTAATTATTCAACAAACTATGAACAGATGGCAAAAGATACTGCAGAGGCAATTAATATAGCTACTGATTATTTACATGAAGGTTTCATGCAAGAACATTTAGAAGAACAACAAAAGTTTTATAAAAGATTTTATAGTTGGGAACGTAAAGGTTCTGAGTGGACTAATTTTTTAACAGGAGCTATACATGCCAAGCGATAAATATATAAATGAAGATACTTATCAAACGCTTCAAGATATTAAAATAGAACCACAATCTAATTTTGAAACAGCGACTAAACCTTTATGGAAAAAGGATACCGGACAATCCAAACCAGAAAAAGAAAAATCACCTCATGAAATATTTTTAGCATCACCAGTTCATAGTGATGTATCAATGCATTACACACAAGCTTTGTTAGAGTTTCAACAAGACTGCTTTGTGGAAAAAGTAAAAGTTTCATTTCATTTAATAAAATCATCCTTAGTTACACAAGGTAGAAATTTATGTGTTGCAGGGTTTTTGAATACAAAAGCTACTCATTTATTGTTTATTGATTCGGATATTTACTTTCAAGCTAAATCAATATTTGCCATGCTTAAAGCAGATAAAGATGTAATAGGAGTGCCATACCCATTAAAAACTTTAATGTGGGATAAAGCTTTTAGAAAGATGCAGGAAGGTAAAATAAAATCACCAGATGATATAAGAAGATGTTTACACACTTACCCAATGAAAGTTCCAGATCCTAAAAATATTAATGTAGATAATGGTGTGATGAAAGTAACTGATGCTCCAACTGGATGCATGTTAATAAAAAGATCAGTAATTGAAAAAATGATTGAAGCATATCCTGAAAAAAAGATAGTTCAAAAGACCATAATAAATGGTGAATACGTTGAAAAACCTAATATGTGGAACTTCTTTGATACTTTACATGACCCTGTTGAGAAAACGTTTTTAGGAGAGGACTTTGCATTCTGTCAGCTATGGACTAAACTAGGTGGTAAATGCCATGCCTATATTAATGATTCTATTGTTCATGTAGGCGAACATCAGTACCAAGGACGCTTTCACGATGAGTTGATATCACCTAAGTAAAATGGTAATATTTGCTATTTAAGATCTTAAAAGGAGAATGTTTTACATATGGATCCACTAACGTTATTAACACTTGCTACTACAGCATATGGTGGTTATCGAGGATATAGACAATCAAAAGATGCAGGGGCTTCAGGTATAGGAAGATTACTTGGAACTGCTGCAGGAGCTTATGGTGGATATCAACTAGGAAGAACAGGTGGACAAATGTTTGGAGTGCCAGGTTCTGCTCCACAATTACCTTTTACAGGTGGAAGAAATCCTATGGCACAATTTGGTACACAAGCAGCAACAGAAGCAGCAGCGAAACAAGCAGTTGAGAAACAAGGATTAGAAAAATTAAAACAAGCTCTTTTGATGAAGGGTGATACAGATAAATATGATCCTTTAAAAATTTCTGCTTTAATAGCAGCAGGAACATATTTTGGTGGTGCATTTGATCAAGGACCAGTTGATATGTATCAACCCACATACAATTTAGCTTACGCAGATTTTGCAAAACAAAGACCAGGTTATTCATACATAGACCCAAT